ACAGGAACATTCACTACGTTTCTTGCCTCCCTTCTTTTTCTTCTTCTTTTTCTTTGTAGTTGAGTGGTACATAGTAAAAATTAGGTAGCTCTTAGTATATTCTAAACGAAGTTTGGCCTAATGTCTCTGGTTTGGCAAGGTTAAATTGTTGAAGACATAGGTAGCCGAAAGCGTCAAATGCGTGGTCAACTCCAAGGTTTTTGTTTGGCATACCTGTATTTGGAGCGTAAGTTAGAGTTCGCAGAGATTTTATCAATTCTTTGCAACGTGGATGAATCAGTGTCCTGCGTTCGCCCATTGCGTCATACAGTGCAGTATTTATTGCGGTTACTTTGTCACGGACTTTCCAGGGAGATCTGGGAGATGACACAGTGAATCCACTTCTACGCAGGATAGTGTGGTCCGTTGACCCTACTCCTGATGTTTTTCTGGCTGAACCCGTTGGGTCGGGGCAAGCGATGATGCGTCTTTCTACTCCGTAACGATTTGTAACTTCCTCGGCAAAATCCCAGGTTGTTGCACCACCCGTCAAAATTATTTCATCAAAAACGTAGAGGATGTTTCTGTGTTGGACTGCACATATGCCGCAAAGTGGGTCTACGTTAAAATCGACTCCTAATAAAAGTGGAGCGATGGATATGTCCTCCGCATCGGTAGAAATGTTGGAATCTGAAAATGAGACTGCAACAAGACCAGTGAGATTCTCGAAACTTGCCTCGAACTCCTGCTTGAATGTTCTGGTATCTAATTGTGCCTTGGCTGCTTCGACTTCTTCTTTTGGAACATTACCCCCGTCTATTGTTGTGAAGCTCCAGCGTTTCCAATCACCTGTTTCATCCTCTGGAACGTAGCACCATAAATCGTAGAACCATGAGGCTGTGCCATCTGGTGTAGAAATGAAAAGTGCCCACCCCTGTTTATCTGCTAGGGCTGGTCTAATTACTTGGAACCAGACTTCGGAATCCATAAAGGCTGCTTCGTCAAGTACTACTCCAGCTAGGCTTCGGCCACGCAGGGTTGTTGCGTTTTCAGTTCCTTTGAGTTCGATTAGCGATCCATTGATTAGTTCGATTTTGAGATCGGTTTCGTTTTTGGATTGAATCCATTGGGGTGGGATAAGTTTTTTGATTTCTTTCCAGGCGATGTCTTTTGCCATGCGGTAGGTTGGGGCACAGTAGAAGTAGGTTTCACCTGGGCGGTCTATTGCTGCTTTTAAAAGTTCTATGCAGGATAAATAGGATTTTCCGAATCTTCTGCCAGCCACGAG